ATATAGTAAGTTCAGTTAACTGATTTAAACTGATTATGAAAAAACAAACATATAGGTTCGTGGAGTGGATTCACTATGTGAAAAAAAAAGACACACCACTTAGTCTAGAAAACACTTTATATTACTATCAATTATATAATGAAGATTTAAACTTTGAAACAAACTATATTAATTGTATGAAGCATTACGGATATTATATTTATAAAACAAATGGATAAAAGAAAAAACAACAAAGGAACTAAGGGTAATAAAGGTGGTCGACCAAGCAAAGCAGAAGAACAAAAACTTATAGAGAATTTAACACCTATGAACGCTAAGGCATTAGAAGCTTTAAAAAAAGGTTTAGACAATAAAGAACAATGGTCTGTTAAATTATTCTTTGAATACTTCTACGGTAAACCACAACAAAGAGTAGATGTCACAACAAATGACGAAAGTTTAAACATGCCTGTAATAAACTTTATAGACACTGAAACTGAATAGTAAATACAATAACCTGTTTACCTCTAATTGTAGGTATTACATTATAACAGGCGGTCGGGGTTCTGGTAAGTCTTTTGCGGTTACAGTATTCTTAACACTACTCACTATGTCTAAAGGTGTACGTATATTATTTACACGTTATACTATGATCAGTGCACACCTAAGTATTGTACCTGAGTTTTTAGAAAAGATAGGACTATTAGGGTTTACAAGTATATTTAATATTAACAAGTCAGAAGTAGTTAATACTAAAACAAATAGTGATATTATATTTAGAGGTATTAAAACATCGGCGGGTAATCAGACAGCAAGTCTAAAGTCTTTACAGGGTATATCTAACTGGATATTAGACGAAGCAGAAGAACTAGTAGACGAAAATACATTCGACACTATAGACTTATCAATTAGAGAAAAGGGTGTACAAAATAGAATAGTATTAATACTTAACCCTACAACTAAAGAACACTGGATATATAAAAGGTTCTTCGAATCACGTGGTGTATCTTCTGAATTTAACGGCATTAAAGACGACGTATGTTATATACATTCTACATACTTAGACAACAAACAAAACTTAAATGAAAGTTTCTTACAACGTATAAAGACGATACAAGAAAACAATATAAAGAAGTATAATCATAAAATACTAGGCGGGTGGCTAGACAAAGCAGAGGGTGTAGTCTTTGAAAACTGGAGTATAGGAGAATTTAACCCTAATCAATTACAAACTTCTTGCGGTATGGACTTTGGTTTCTCTGTCGATCCTGACACACTAATAGAAGTAGCTATAGACAAAACAAAAAAGAAGATATATTTAAAAGAACACATATATAGAAACGGTTTAAAGTCACATGAACTAGCAAAGATAGTATTAGAAAAAATAGGTAACACACTTATAATAGCTGATAGTGCAGAACCTAGATTAATAGAAGACCTTAAACATTCAGGTGTTAATATTAAACCTGTAAAGAAGGGTACTATTGAAAGTGGTATAACACGAATGCAAGACTACGAAATAATAGTGTCATCTTGTTCTACCAATATTGTAAAGGAATTAAACAACTATATATACGCTGATAAAGGTTCTAAGTTATACGTAGACAATTTTAACCATGCTATAGACGCAGTGCGCTATAATGTCATATATCACTTAGACAACCCTAATGCGGGTAAATATTTTATACAATAAAATTTTAAACTAAATATCAATTTATTATATTATATATTATGAATGTAAATGTCATAGAAAACAAAACTACTAAAACATACAACGTGCCGACTACATGGAACGAATTAACATTAGGTCGTTATATGCGTATTATGAAAGTTTTAAAAGACAAAGAAGAAACGTCAGACATAGAAAGACTTGTTAGAATAATTAATTGTTTATCTAAAATACCTAAGAAACATATTTATAGTTTAGAGGTTAATTCACTAAAAGCATTAGGCAAACATATAACTAACTTTTTAGAAAGTGAACCTAATGATGAGTTAGAACACTTAGTTACTATAGAAGATATTGAGTATGGTTTCCATCCTAAATTATTCGATATGTCCTTAGGTGAATTTGTAGACTTAGAAACATATATGAAAGACATAGACAATAACATGCATAATATCATGTCTGTATTATATAGACCAGTAACACAAAAAGACGAAGAAAATAAATATTTAATTGAAGAATACGAGCCTAGCGAAGAACGGGCAAACCTGTTTAAAAAACACTTAACAGTAAGGGAGTTTAACGGGGCTTCGGTTTTTTTTTCGGATTTAGAAAGGCAACTTTCGAACAATTTAATCAAATCTTCAATACAGAAACTGAAGAAGAAGAAGAACAAAAAAACGTAGATAGTCTAAATGTTAAATGGGGGTGGTATCAAGCGGTGTTCTCATTAGCAAACGAAAACTTATTAGACTTCGATAAAATAGTTAAAAAACCAGCCTACGAATGTTTAACATTTATGGCATATAAACAGGACTTAAACAAAAAAAGACAAGATGAGTACAGACAGCATAAGATTTAAAAGTTACAATAATACAATAGATGTAATTAAGTGTATAGGTGAACAACACTTAAATATCAAGACAGTCACTAATGGTGACATTTGGGAAATTGATTTAGAACGTACTAATATATTTCCATTGTTTCACATTAACCCAGTATCAGTAGATATTAATCAAGGTCAAAGAGTTTTTAACTTTCAGTTGTTTATAATGGATTTAGTAGAACCTAACGAAGCAAACGAACAAGAAGTAATGTCAGATACATTAGAAATAATGACTGATATAATAGCTGTATTTAAACACGGTGAAATACTATACACGTATGACACTTCACACGGTGAAGAACCTAGATACTTTATTAATGACGATTTCACTTGTGAACCATTCACAGAAAAATTTTCAAATAGTGTTACGGGTTGGGTAATGGATATACAAGTAATAGTAGAAAGTGAATTAAACAGTTGTAACGTACCAATAGACAACACGACAATATGCGTAAAATAAAAAGACTACTAACATTTAAAATAGGCAAACTAAAAATACAAATAATACCACCGAGCATAATATATGAATTATAAAGAAGCTTTACAAAGACTAGACGAAATAAGTATAAAACTAGAAAGTTATAATGACTATCCACAAAGTGCAAGTAATAATGCGAAACGTGCTATTGAATGGAAACAGAAAAACGGGAGCGATTGTGGTACAAGAGTAGGTTGGACACGTGCAGGTCAATTAGCTAGACGTGAAAATATATCAAGAGATACTATAGCTCGCATGGCTTCTTTTAAAAGACACCAGCAACATAAAGACGTACCATACTCAGAAGGTTGTGGCGGTTTAATGTGGGATGCGTGGGGTGGTACAAGTGGTATAGAATGGGCAATTAATAAATTAAAACAAATAGATAACAAATAAAAATTATGGCAGATTTAGAAATTTCAATTACAGAAAGTGTTACAATAAATGGAGCTTCGAGAGGTTCTACAAATACACTTACGACTACAGGCATAGTAGATACATTAGAACGTACAATATCTTGTACACATTCACAAACGACAACAATAGCTGAGTTCGGAGCTACACCACATGCCGCAGCTAGTAATATAGATAAAGATAATGTAAAGTATATTAGGGTTACTAATTTAGACAGCACAAACGAATGTATGTTAGGTGTAGTGTCAGGTGCTTCTAATTATCAAGTACGACTAAGAGCAGGAGCGTCACATATATTGTACAACGGTGACGACATATTCGTAGCAGAAGAAGATACAACACCAGCATTTGCAGCAATTACAGCTGACTTAGCTTCTTTACAAATTAGACCTAGTTCAAGTAATGACATACAGGTAGAAATGTTTATAGCTAGTGTATAATGGCTAGAATATTTGGGCTTGACTTTACTAATGTAGAAAAGTATTTAGATAGTTATGGAGCATATCTTGTAAGACAAGGGCAAAGTCGTTTGAATAAACGAAGAGCCTCTGGAAACTTACGTAGCTCATTAAATCATAAACTATTTAAAACAAGAGAAAAGTATGTCCTTATGTTATTATCAGCAAGGTATGGTGAGTTTATAGAAAAGGGTGTTAGTGGTACACAGGTCGTAAGGTCATATATAGACAGATATGGTAAACGTAAAACATCACCATTTAAATACAAATTAAAACAACCGCCTGGTTTTCAGATTGAGAGATTTATAAAAGCAAAAGGCATTAAAGGAAGAGACAGAAAGGGTCGTTTTATAAGTAATAAATCACTAGCGTTTCTTATTGCAAGGAGCATAAAACGAAAAGGTATAAAAGCCGCTAGTTATTATAGCCAGCCTTTGAGTTATAGTTACAAATATTTTAAACGAGAATTGTTAGCAAACTTTAAAAAAGACGCATTAGAGGCTATACAATTAATATATAAAGACAGAAAATA